AAAGATGATTTTAGAAATCATTTGTGGGCGTGCTTTAAATATTTAGGTCTAGGTGAGCCAACACCCGTACAGTATGCTATGGCAGATGCCCTTCAGAACGGTCCTAACGACATGCAGCTTCAAGCTGGGCGGGGCTTCGGTAAATCTGTTATTACCGCCTGTCTAGCCTCGTGGTTCCTTGTACGGGACCACAACTCAACCATCATGGTTGTGTCGGCTACCGGCAACAAGGCGGTAGAATTTATTAGTATGACCCGCAGGATTCTAGATCTTGTTCCTTATTGTGAACATCTTAGACCCGGAGATCATACAACTGACAATGCCTTTGGCTTTAATGTAGAGTCTAGGACTCGTATTGGGCAGGATAAGTCTTGCTATGCCAAGGGTATTACTGCCCAGATTACAGGGTCGCACGCAGAGTATCTTATCTTTGATGATGTAGAGATTGAAGGTAACTGTGAGACTGCTGTTACTAGACAGAAACTATTAAACAAATGTCTTGAAGCGGAACAAATTCGGAACGTGGGTGGGCGTGTGATCTTTCTAGGTACACCTCAAATTAAAGATAGTATCTACAATCAACTTAAAACTGGATATCCTGTAGTTAAATTTCCTGCAGTTATGCCAGATGGAAATGTAGAATCTGAATGTGAGGATGTTTCACCTTGGATCTTTGAGCAAGGCTTTGAAGCTGGAGATCCAACGCAACCTGAAAGATTTAGTTTGGAGACTTTGATGGAGCGTCAAGCAAAGGTGGGACCCACGCTCTTCAGTCTCCACTATAAACTAGATACTAGTCTTGCAGATAAAGACAAGTATCCTCTTAAGTTACAGGATCTTATTGTATTAGACTTGAGTCCTGATTTAGCTCCTGAGAAAATTGTCTGGGCTACCTCTACCCCTAATAGAACTATTCCTTCTTTTGGAATGTCAGGGGATTGCATCTATGATCCTATGTGGGTGTCTAATGACTTTAATGAATATCAAGATAGAATTATGTTTATTGACCCTTCTGGTAGAGGTAAGGATGAAACAGGTATATGCATTGCTAGTTTTAGTAATGGTTATATTTTTGTGCATGAATTATTGGGCTTAGAAGGAGGCTATGATCAAGCTGTTCTTCGTAAGATTACTAAGCTAGCCTATGAATATGATGTTAATCATATCAGAATTGAATCTAATTATGGTGATGCTATGTTTAATTCTTTGTTAAGACCTGTAATTGTAGAAGCCTGTGGGCAGGTAGCTATTGAGGAATACAGGGTAACAGGACAGAAGGAACGTAGAATGCTTGCCGCTCTGGAGCCTACAATGGCCCAGCACAGGCTTGTATTTGATAAGAAGCCCGCAAGGGATGAAACGAACCAGAGGCAGCTTACGCGGCTTACAGAGCGGCGTGGTAGCCTTACACATGATGACCGTGTAGATGTGTTGTCAGCAGCCTGTATGTACTGGGAAGAGCGGCTTCATGTTAATGTGGATCATGTAATTAAGAAGCGAAAAGAACAAGCTCACATGGATACTATTGATATGTGGCAATCTGATAAACGAGTAGAGGGATTATTTGGTGATAGGTTGTCGGGTGCTTTGAGACACCACGACGATATTTATAAAAATAACCAGCCCCGAAAAGTGGGAAAATCTGGTAGAATGCAATGGGGAAGGAGAGTCTAATGGTAGCAACACTAATAGGAATGCAAGTAGCTGGTCAAATTATGGGCAGCATTATGGGTGGCTATGCTAAGGCTGAGCAATATGCTCGGCAAGACATGGCATTTCAACAAGAAGAATTTAAAAGGCAATTAGAGGTTGATAATCAAAACTATATTATTAATCAACAAAATGCTAATAGACTAATTAAGAATAGAACTATTGCAACTAGCGGAGCCAAGCAACTTGAATCTCAGCTACAACAGAATCTAGAGGGCATGCAGGGTTCACTTCGAGCTTTGACAAATGCTGCGGCTGATGCTGATTCCAAACTCAAAAGTGGCATGCAGGGTAAGAATATTGCAAGTGGTGTAGGTACAGCTGCTGCATTAATGCGTATGTCTATTGCTAATCGAAGAAGAAGTATTAGAAATCTAGAACAACAGAAAAAGATTGCTGATCAAAATGCTCGCAATCAATATCAAAATTTATTAAATCAAAGAGATATGAATATGCAAGCTAATACTCACTTTATTGCAGGAGTTAGTCCTGCGGGTGATCCCGGTTCGGCTATTACTGCTGGTTGGATTGGTGCCGCTGGCTCAGCAGCTGGTGCATACTTTGGCTCGAAAGCAGAATAAGGAGTAACTAATGCCAAGATCAGATGAAAAGAGAGCAAGACAAGGGCGACCAAGAAATCCGTATTCTCCCTATAACAATAGATCACAAGTTATGGGAGAACAGTTTGAACAAACTTTAGGCAATCAGCAACGAAACGTGTTTATTCAACCCCAACGAGATATCGTAGATCAACCCGGGCAACTCTCTTTTGGTAATATGACTCCGGGCCCTTCTGGGGGGCTTGAGGTTTTAAGATCTTTGGCAGGAGCTATGACTACTGGAGCGCAAGCTTATAATGCTGTGTATAGCGACAGAGTTGAAAGAGATAAAAAGAAAATTGATGATGCTTTGGATAAAGACTATGTTGTTCTTAGAAATCAAGCTGTAGAAAAAGATGCTCAGGGTAATGTTATTCTTGATCCTATTACTAAACAACCTAAACTTAAGATAGATCCTCAGACAGGTCAGCCTATTGCACTGAGTGATGGTGGCGAAGATACCTTTATTGAGATGGGCTCCGAAGAGCATACAAAGCTAGTAGAGCAATTACAAGCAGGTGCTACTGATTTTTCTTTGATTGATGATAAGGGCAGAACGGGCACGCATAAGTTAACAATTCTGCGAGATCTAATGAAAACTTCTATGAAAGATAATAGAAGATATGTTAGACAGAATATGCTTAGACTTGGTGAGAGAGTTCAAGGTGATTTGGATAGGGATATGATTAATGAAGCTGGTCTAGCTTTTAATGCTGCCAATGATATTAATAATCCAAATAGAGCAGAAGATTTACAAGAATGGAAAGATAAGTACGAAGACTTTGCTGTACCGGGATCTACTTTTGCTGAGTGGTTCCAAGGACAAGAATACAAAATGCAGCAGCGTGAAGCTGAATCTGTGGATCAACGCATGTTTGATATGGCAGAAGCTGCTTTGCAAGAATACATGACAAAGATTGAAGAGCAAGGTCCTAATGCTGTCATGAATGTAACAAGAGCTGATTTAGAACAAGCTTTGATTGATGCTGGAGTCTATGAAGAAATCTTAGGTCCAGCTACAGCGGCAGGCCCCATTGATCAACAACAATTCTTAGATGATTACTTTGATAAATTTGAAAATCGTTATCGAAGATTAGATAATATTATTGATGGAGCAGATCGTAGAGTTAGAAGCACAATTGCTGATAAGGTTGAAACGTTTAGAAAGGCTGGATTGGCTGCTAAAACAGAACAATATAAATCATCTGAACATTTAGATTCTAAACTGCAGTTGTTAAATCCTTATGTTGATGCTTTAGTTTTAGATTTTGCAACAAAGAATAATTACAGTACTACTGATAAAGAAGTTAAGGTTGAAGAAGCACGGATTAGAGAAGAGTTATATAGAGATGCTTTCTTAGATATGATGAAGAAAATTGGAGATAATCCAGAACTTATTCAACAGTATGCTGCCGACTTTGATATTAGTTTGGCTTCGTTTCCTACAGGTGAAGACTTTGTAGAATTAGCTGCCAGAAGCATGGCTAGAAGATTTGAAGTTAATATTGATGATGAGACTGTTTATACAGAAGCACATATTGAAATGGGAATGGAAACTTATCTTCGAGATAGATCGTTTAGAGAAGATTACATTAGAAATTATGTGATTAAAAACGGCGGTCACATGAGTCAAGATATTCAAGATGACATTGCTATTATGGAAGAGGATCGCCAAAGAATTTTATCTGCTCAAACTAAAGAAGAAAAGATTGAAGTCTTAACAGAGTTAGGTTATCTAACTCCACTTGATAGTACGGATGCATTCTTAGCCAACTATTTAGGTAGCGATGATTTTATTACTTTACAAGAAGAGTTGAGATCAAACTATCGCAATGTGAGACTTGCTGGTGAAGTGACAAATGCAGCAGCGTCTGCTATTAATGGACAAAACTATCAAGCTATTCTTGCAGATCGTGATAAAAAAATTCCAGAATTGTTTCAAGCTTTTATTTCTACTTCTGGTATTCAATGGTCTGCTTTAACAAGTAATGACTTAGCTGTGATTGATGGTAATCCAGATGTTTTTGACATTATAGATTTAATTACAGATGAAGAGATTTATGATTTTATGGTTGACTTGATTGGTCCTAATAAGGCTAGGGAATTTGGTCATACAGCTGATGGCCCATCATCTTTGCGGTTATTAAGAATGGGTAATACATTAAAGACCGAAGCGGAGAAACTTTATGAAGATTTTTCAGACGCTGTTGGAAAAGGATTAAATGCTCAAACAAAAGCAGCTCAGGCTAAAGCAGATGCAGATAAATTATTACAACAAAAAAATAATAAAATTCGAGATACAAAATTTAGTTTAGGTCATGGTTATGTTCCTAACGCAAGTAGTGCAACAGATCAAGCACAAAATGATATGCTTGTTACTGTGGTATCAGATGCAGCACCCAATGCGGTTGCTGGTATTTTTAATCCTAATGGCGCTGCAGCTAATACCACAGAGGGAAGTGTTATTTCAGCAGCAATTCAAGGCATGGGCGATGTTGATCAAGGTGGTAGACCTGTTGGTAATGGTTTAGCTAATTTTCAAGAGTTATTGAAAAATGGATCGGCAAAAGATTTTCAAGATTTTGCAAACAATAATCCCGGTGTACAGGTAGAAACTTTACAAGACTTAAAAATGTTAATGGATCCCATGGCATTTGTTAGGTATGGTTTTAATCCGTCACAATATAAAACTGAAGTAGGTAGACTTGGAGCTGTTAGTATGGCTTCGCAATTACTTGCATTAGATTCTAGCAGTGCAACTTTAACTACGCCCGAAGGTATTGTTTTTAATTTTGAATTAGATGATGGCGGTAGACAACAATTAAGAGACTCAATTCTTGCGATTCCAACAAGCGTGGCTGATCAAATGTCTATTGAAGCAAAAAATGCATATCGAATGAGAAACATTTCTGTAGCTGCTCTTCAAATTCATGCAGATAGGAAGGGGCGTGAAGGCTCTCAACAAAATCAAGCACAAGCACAGATAAGATCAGGTGCTTTATCTGGATCAGAAGATTTCCCACAAACAGATGAGTTTATTGATATTTTAAATGAAGATCTAGGTTTCTCAAAAGATGGTGCTTTAACTATGTCTGTATTAGGCACAGTGATTCCTAACTTTGATTTAGATAGGTTAACACCTGAAGTAAGAGATGGAGCCATGGATCTTTTAGGAGGATTAGGTTTTGCTCGTAATGGCACCTTTAAAAATCCAATTATTCAACAAAGTTATGAACAAGCACAAAGAGCATTTAGAGGGGATCCTACAGGTGCTGGTCTGGTAGGACCAAAGCCAGCATCTAAATATATTCCTGCTGATGATACACCAAGAATGTTAAGATACTACTTTGGATTAGGTAAAGGTCTAAGCCAAAAAGATGCTATTGCATATCAATATACAGAACAAGAGCAGAAAAGCTATGACGATTTAATTTTATCTCTCGCTACAGATGATACTGATGAGGCTAAGAAAAAGGCAGCGGAAGGATTGGCACAAACTATTCGTACTTTTGAAGTAGGCGATCAGTCTCTTGGTCTTAGTATGATGGCTGCTGTTAGGACTGTTTCTCAAACAGCAAACTCTAGC